CGCTGTATGGACAGGTTCGAACTCATGGCGCGGAAGGCCAAGAAGGAGATCATCAATGGCAAATAAAACGAAAGTGACGGATGCACAGGTCGAGGCGGCAAAAGAGATTTACGAGGTAGCGAGGCGCGAAGCGGATTCGGAGATTGCACAGCTCAAGGAGGAAATCGCCGCATCGAAAGGGGACAGCTTCTCGCTCGGCGTTATCAAGGCCAACAAGGCGCATCGGGACTACAGCAATTTCCTCGACGCGGTGGTCCTCTACAAAACCCACAAGGACAAATCCTACAAAAAGAACGGCCTTACCTGGGAACAATTCTGCGAAGCCGCTGGATATGAAAGAAAAACGGCAGACAGAATTATCGCCGATGTTGCGCCCGTATTCGACACATTTTCGGACAATTGTCCGGTTTTGGCCGGGGTCACTTTGAGTGATATCCGGTACTTGGGAAAAACAAAAGCGGACATTTTGTCCGGTTTTGACGATGAAGGGAACCTTGTCGTCGGCGATGAAAAGATACCGGGAACTGCTGAAGACATCGTTGCCTATATCAGGCATCAAAAAGAACTCCACCAAACCCTACTCGAAGAAAAGGACGCCAACCTCCGCACCAGGGACCGTCTCCTCAAGGACAAGGAGGACGTCATCCGGAAACAGGCCCGAGACCTCAGCAAGTACGAGAGGGATGCCGAGCGCAGGGGGCTCACTCCGGAAGAGGACGCCTTTATCAAGAAGATGGAAAACCTCCGGACCGCCTTCGACGGATTCTATATGCTTGACGTCGATCCCGACCGGATGGAGGAGCTTTTCCGGGACAACAGCCCCACGCCCCGCATGAGGTCGGTCTATCTGACCACTCTCGATTACATGCGAAAACAGATCCTGGCGGCGTATGACACAGCGACGGATCGGTACGGCAATCCCGTCATGTGTCCGGAAGAGGCCTGGCAGCCGGGCATGGGAGCGGCGCTCTCTGAAGAGGAAGTCTTGAAATCAAAGCAAGGACGATAGGGAGGCGCGGCGGACCATGTGGCAGGAAGACCTGGCAGTAGAACTCAACTCGGCCCGAATACCAGCACAGCGGCGACAGATCATCGGCGCATATCGGGAACGCACCGGGCATTCAGAACAGCATCTGTATCGGATTGCCGGTTCTTACGGATTCGACTCGGGCCGCTCGCCGCGTGCCGATGCGGGCATCCTGAAATCCGGCCTCAGCGAAGGACAGATCGAGTTTGTGGCGGCGCTCATGTACGAGACGGGGCGCGAGAACAAGGGGCCGATCATGCCGGTCGAACGGGCCATACAGATCGCGGCCGACAGCGGCTACCTGGAGCCGGGCCAGGTTACCCCCGCGACGATGAACCGCCTATTGAGGGAGCGAAACATGTCCAAGGCGCACATGAAGAAAGCTACGCCCCATACCGAGATGAGGTCTCTTCACCCCAATCATGTCCATACCTTCGACGTGTCAGTCTGCATCCAATACTACCTGAAAGATGGCAGGCTCGGCATCATGGACGAGCGGGATTTCTACAAGAACAAGCTTGAGAACTACGCCAAGATCAAGACCAAGATGCTCCGTTATGTGATCGTCGATCACTTCAGCGGGGCTTATTATTTCAGATATTTCGGGACCAGCGGCGAGTCTGCCGACAACCTCTGGAACTTTTTGAAAGAGGCCTGGGCGCCGAAAGCCGATGCCCGGCTCCCCTTCCGTGGCGTCCCCTTTCACCTGCTCATGGATACGGGGGCCGCGAACAAATCCAAGGCCATCGTGAATTTTCTGGAACGCCTGGGGGTGAATATTCCGAAGGGCCGACCGTACAACCCGCGTCGCCAGGGCGGATGTGAAGTGGCGCACGATATCATCGAAGAATGGTTTGAATCGTCTCTTCGGCTGCAACCGGCCGCCACCATCGAGGACATCAATGCCTGGGCGCTGGATATGATGATCTGGCACCAGGCGAACAAGATCCACACGCGGCATGGCATGACACGGACCGCCTGCTGGCTCCTCATCAAAGAACATCAGCTCCGGGAACTTCCTCCCGAGGATATGCTGCAAGACCTCTACGCGAGGCCGGAAGAGGAGCGCACCGTCGAGAATTACACCATCTCGTTCAGGGCGAAAGAATACGGGCTCAAGCATGTGGAGGGCCTGTTCAACGGGGCGAAGGTCAACGTCATCCTGCGGCCCTGGAAATGGCCGGTGGTAGATGTTGCCTGGCAGGGGACGCTCTATGAAGTCGAGCCGGTAGAAAAGCTCCCGGCGACCCTGGGCGGTTTCCGGGCGGATGCGGCTATCATCGGCCAGACCTACCGCGCCAATCCGGAGACCGATACGCAGCGGGCCGAGCGCCGCTTCGACAACAGGGCGTATGGCGAGGNAAAGAAAAAGGGCGATGTCCCATTCGAGGGTCTGCGNGTCTTCGGGCATCACGCTGACAAGGTGGACGTTGCCTTTATCGGCCGCAGGGGAACGCCCATCGAGATCGACCGGAACATTTCCCGGGAGATCCCCCTGGGGCAGTTCCTCAAACGCCTGAGAGGGGCCATCGGGGTGATACCGCCCGAGCTTAACCAGGAATTGAAAGACCGCTTCGGCGCGACCATAGACGTCTCTGAAGGGGAGGAGGTGATCAGGAGTATTCAGGACGGGACGTGGACNAAGCGAGATAAGTCCTTGCACCCTGGAGGGCACACGCCCGGAAAGTCCTTGCCCGGAGGGCGAGGAGGGCGAGGAGATGCAGCAGTACAGTCGATAGGCTGAGGAGGTGAATGATGAAAGAGGAAACAATGAACGCCTGGAAACTGCCGTTTGTTCCCATTGTATTGAAAGAGCTGGCATTGGACAGCGGCATTACCCAGGCGGATATCGGACGCGCGACCGGGCTGTCTCGGGTGGCGATCAATCTGGTTTTCAATCGAGGATATGACCCCGCCACCCATCCTGATTTCAAGGCCAGGACGGAAGCGTACATCGGTGAGAATCCCAAAGCCATGCAGTGGCTGATCTCCCGGAAGCTCGATATCCGGAACATCTGGAATCCGGCGGGGAAACAGATGCGGTTTGCGAATCCGGCAGGGTCAGGCGCGGGGATTCCAAAACCGAAGAAGCATCTCCCGCCACCAATCGTACCCGGCGACCCGGAAAAACTAACAATTGAATGGGAGGTTGAAATGATTACACAGGAAGCGATGAAGTATTTCAAGATTTTCAGGAACCCCTTTATTGACGACATTCAGAAGGAAAGCGACATCTACATGAGCGACGAGCACCGCTACATCGAGGCGGCCATGGTTGACGCAGCGCGCCACGGAGGGTTCCTTGCCGTCATCGGCGAGGTGGGCTCCGGCAAAAGCGTCATGCGCCGCAAGGTGGTGGAGCAGCTCAAAAAGGATGGAGACGTGATCGTGATTTTTCCGCAGATGATCGACAAGACGCGGGTCAACGCAGGCAGCATCTGCGACGCGATCATCATGGATTTGTCTGAACAGAAACCGAAGGTCAAGCTGGAGCAGAAGACGCGCCAGGTCCATCAGCTTTTGCTGGAGCGGGCCAAGCAGGGTTTCCGGAGCGTGCTGATCATCGAGGAGGCACACGATCTGCATACGAACACGCTCAAGTACCTCAAGCGGTTCTATGAGTTGGAGGACGGATTCCGGAAGCTCCTCGGCATCATCCTGATAGGTCAGGTCGAGCTGAAAAACCTCTTCAACGAAGGGACTCATATCGAGATGCGCGAGGTTATCAGGCGCATCCAGACCGCCGAGATCCGGGGCCTGAACGGAAACATCAAGCACTACCTCCAGCTCAAGTTCAAACGGATCGGAGCCCAGGCGGAAGACATCTTCACCGACGAGGCGCTCGATGCCCTTTCGCGGCGGCTGACCACCAGCGACAAGCATAATAAAATCATCTCACATGCCTACCCGCTCATCGTAAACAACTATGCCGCCCGCGCCATGAACATGGCCTACGAGATGGGCGAAAAGAAGGTGTCGGAAACGGTTATTTCGGCCATCTAAAACAATCCTTGCCCGGCGGGCGAGGACAATTCTTGACGGGACGTCGAGGACAATCCTTGACGGGGCGTCGAGGACAACATCAGAGAGGAGTATTGCATGACATCGTTAGCGGAAATAGAAAAACTGACAAAGGACTTTTCGGAAGGGCGCGAGGATCTGTCAACGCGGGTCCGCGCCCTGGAAGAGGCGATCGGGGCCGTCAAGAAACGCCACCTGGCCGGGATCAAGAAGAGTGTGGCCCATGTGGCCGAAAAGCAGCATGACCTGAAAGCGGCCCTTGAGGACAGTCGGGATCTGTTTGTGAAGCCCAAGACCATGATCCTGCACGGAGTCAAGATCGGTTTCATGAAGGCGAAGGGCAAGATCACCTGGTCGGACGATGACCAGGTGGTGAAGCTGATCAGGAGGCACTTGCCGGACCAGGCAGATATCCTGATCAAGACCACAGAGAAACCCATCAAGGACACCCTCCAAAGTCTCACCGCCGCCGAGCTGAAGCGGATCGGAGTCACCGTGGAAGAGACCGGTGACGCGGTCGTAATCAAGAGCACCGACAGTGAGATAGACAAGTTTGTCGAGGCCCTTCTGAAAGACGAGGAGGAGGCCGCATAACCGATGCAGCTCTCGTTATTCCATACCGGGCTAAGCCGTGAAGAGGATGCCATCTATGGCCGCCTCAGATCCGGGCGGAATAACGCGGTCTCGGTAAAGGCCCTGGAAGAGGCCACCGGCATGGGGGACGTGGAGATCCGGCAGATTATCCGCCGTCTGATCATGGAGCACGGGCTCCTGATCGGATCATCCGTGAGCGATCCCCCCGGATATTTCATCCCGGAAACAGCCGACGAGGCCATTACGGCAACAAGAAGCCTTCGGCATCGGGGGATCATGATCCTGATGCGGGCGGCGAAACTTCAGCGGTGCTCGGTCGAACTGGTTTTCAACCAGGCGAGGCTGGAGCTGGAAGAGGTGAAGAGATGAAATCTGAACAGGCAGTACGGTTGATTATTGAAGAGTATGGAAGGGCAGTCAAGGCTGAAACGCCCTTTAATTCTGCGCATGAAGGATATGCGGTGATGCTCGAAGAAATGGACGAGCTGAAGTCTGAAATATGGAAAAAGCCCGCGAAGAGATATCCGGCGCATATGCGGATCGAGGCAACGCAAGTTGGTGCCATGGCCTTGAGATTCCTGATCGATCTTTGCGAGGCTGAGGAGGACGGGAATGAAAGAACTATTTGATTGGCTTGATTCACCGGCTGCTGATCCGTACTGGATCGGAGCCATGGTGTCGGCGGTAACGATCTGGATTGTTTGGTTTGTCCTCGACGGAACGTCAAGGATTGTCCGCAAAGTGATGGGTCGAATCAGGGATGACAAGGTTGGGAACGGAGGCGAATAACATGCCTATGAACCGAGCACAATATCACGAAAATTATGAAGAACGAGCCTTGGCTTGTAAAGAATCTGTGGGGTGGAAATGCGAGACATGCGGAATCGGGCACATGGAAGATAGCACTATGGGATCTTGCCTGACCAGTCCACCATCCCGATAGAGATCCCGGGAATCCAAGCGCGAAGCTTATAGCGCTCTGCGCCCGATGCCATCTCAGAGCAGAGATATGGGCGAGAAAGGTACGGTGCAACAGTGAACTTCAACTGTCCTTACTGCCATAAGCGGCTGAACCTGATGGACCTGCAACTGGAGAGCGATCTCATGGCGATCATCGGGATGCAGTCGGTGTTCGGACGGCACGCAGACCTGGTCTGGGGGTACATCGAGCTTTTCGGGATTACCCCCCGAACGGCCAAGGCGAAGAAGATCCGGACGCTCCTGGAGGACATGAGAAGGCTTCTCGAGGCGGGGGAATTTTCCTATCGGAAGAAACAATACCGGATCAGCCGGGACGGCATTGCCGAGGCCCTGAACAGCATGGTCCGCCGGAGCTTCGAGATGCCCCTGGCCAACCACAATTATCTCAAGACGGTCATGATCCCCATTGCCGAGCGGGAGGGGAAGGATGCAGGGCGAAAGGCAGAGGAGGATCTCCGGGCACACGAGACGCGGCTGCGGTCGGGGGTCCGTGAGAACGCGACACGAGAGATGGGGGTGCGCGCTATCGGCGACATCCTCAAGAATATAGGGTGACAACATGAAGACCATAGAAGATAAAGTATTGGACTGGGCGGACCGGATGATGAATGAACTTGACCGGGCGGTTGTCGTTTTCACGAAGGCCTTTGCCCTGATCCTGCTGGGCGTGGCCCTGGGATACGCCTGGCGGATGGCGCAGGGTTTCTGAAAGGAGGCACCGATGTACTATCGCCCATACAGGAAGCAAAAGTCCTTGCCCGAAGGGCGAGGAAAGATTGACGCGACCCAGGTGAAGATCATCCATATCGCCAAGGCTCAGCTCGGCTTGTCGGATGATCTGTATCGGGACATTCTGGCCGGTCATTACGGAAAGACCTCGTCGAAGGATCTCACCTATCGTGAGGCCCACGGATTGGTCGAGTATTTCAAGACCCTGGGGTTTCGGGTCAAGCCGGTGAATGCAAAACCGAGACGCGCACCGGCACCGGCTAATGTAACGTTCATCGCGACGCCGGAACAGATCCAGATGATCGATGCCTTGCGGAGAGAAGTGAAATGGCGGTACTCGGACGGCTATGAGCGGTGGCTGTCGAAGTATCTCAAGACAGACCAGGTCAGGACGAACCCCCAGGCGAGCCGTGCGATTGAAGGGCTGAAGGGATTGATCTCCACTCAGGGCACCAGCCGGGGTTACAGAGCCGGTAATTCGAGAGGGTACTGATGGACCAGTGGGTTGAAAAGCTGATCCCGAAGATCACGATGGAGAGCCTCCCGGAATCCTATCAGGAGGTGGCCCGGATTATCGGTATTGACAACGCCGTCAAACTGTCGCAATATCTGGGCGGTCTGGGGTTCTACTTCCCGAAGCTCGACAGTATGCTCCGGCAGACGCGCGACGATCTGATCCGCAAAGAGTTCACCGGCTTCAATCACCGGGATCTCGCCCGCAAATACGGGCTCACCGAGGTCTGGATTCGGGAGATCGTGCAGACAAAACCACCCCAGCAGATCCAGTTGGACCTGCTCGACGTTCAATAGAAATCCTCCGGGCGTGTGCCCTCCAGGGTACAAGGATACAGTCCTCGCAAGTACTTTTCTAAAGCGCTTGAGAGGACTTTTCTTTTTCCTCCCCCTATAAACAAACCATCATTCATTCACCTCCTGTTGAAACCCGGTCGGGGTCGGCCTCCCTCCCTGGCCGGGATTTCAGGGCGAGGAAGGAGAGCCGATGTTTTCACCGTATTTCAAACGGGAAGAGTTCGCATGCACGTGCTGCGGAGCNGTTGAGATGGATGAAGGGTTTATCGAACGGCTTTCGATGGCTCGNGGAATGGCGGGCGTCCCCTTTGTGATTACCTCGGGATACCGATGCCCGAAACGCAACGCGGCCGTGGGGTCCACCTCGAAGAACCATACCAGCGGCAAGGCGGCGGACATCCTGGCAACGGATGGACCGACGCGAGGAAAGATTCTTCGTGGTCTGTATCTTTCCGGATTCAGGCGGATCGGCATAGCGAAGGACTTCATACACGCCGACTGCATGGATGCCGTCGAGAGCTGCTGGCTCTATTGGTGAGGAGAGGAGAAGGATATGTCTATTGCCCTGGCGTCGATCGTCGCAACGCTGGCAAAAAACGGGCTGGAACTGCTCGGTGATGTGGTCCTCAAAAAGGGGAAGGAGTTTGTCGA